ATTCTTGGGTGGATAAAAGAGACGTTAAAGCCTCGGTACCGGGTTGGAGCCCATTAGCGCGAAAAGCGAGATTGGTGGTCAGAGTAGCGGCAGAGACAGTCGCTACGCACACGGGTACTTGAAAGTCGAAAGCACGCAACGCTCTACTATTCGGGGCAAAGAAAACGAGGTGGTCGCGGGCGAGGAGTTGCAGTGTGTTCAAGTGGGAGAGACCCAGGTTCATTTGTTCCTCTTCGCTCATAGTTTCCCAGAACCTGCCAGGAGGCCACTGCAAAAACTCGTCCCCGTCTATGTAGTCGGTGTCCGTGGTCAGAGTGGTTTTTCCCGAACCGGAAACGGCGAACACGAAACCCGTTCGAGAGCCTTGGGGATTGTCGTAGAGTGATTGGAAGGCGGAAAAACTGTCTAGGATGTGAGCGATAGCAGCACACGCAGGTTCAGCGATCAAACCGCGATACCGCAGGGCTGCCTCCCGACACAACGCACGGTTACCGGCAGGATCGCGGTAGTTACGGCAGATGTCGCGGAAGCTGATCCAGCGCTCGTGAAGGTCGTCAGTTTGTCGGTTCAACGGTTTGCCCAGCCTTTCTATGCGTTTGAGAATGTCGGGGTAGACGAGCCAACGGCGCCCATTATGAACTAAGAAACTGCTGCAGAAATAATGACCCAACCCGGTCATCAATTTCCCGAGCAGGTTGAAGTGGAGCATCAGGTCGTTCGAAGCATCGGTGGGATCCGGGTCGTAGTCAGAAAATTTGTAGGAGTCGTCGCCGACGTAAAGGAGGGCAGTAAAAACGTAATCGTAAAGTTTGTAAATCCAGGCCGTGGTGAGCATGTTAACAAGTACGTTGCCGGAAGATGTGGTCACGGAACCGGTGTGACGTTGGAAAGCGATAAGAATACGTACGGCCAGTAGGAGATTGAACGCTTGGGTCAAAGAGAGGCTGTCTTCCCACATTTCCAATAGTATCGCATCCAACCCCAGGCGTCGGTAAGCTTCGAATTCAATTTTTGCGGCCTCTATCAATTGCGACTTGTCGAATTTCTCGAAATCGTTCTCGCTACCACGGGCGCCGGCAGGGACATGCTCGTTTAGGAACCGTTCGAGATCGTCTATATTTTTCTTTAGGGCGACGAAGACGTTAGGTTTAAGTATACTTCGCATCCGGTCAAAAAGCTTACGAAAAACACTGAACAACAAGTTAATCTTGGGGGCGTGGTGGAGGACGGTCTGAAGAATCTGATATTCACCGATGGCGTCGTTGGACAACCGGTTTTTAGGATCTCTTTTGAACATGAGGGCGAACTCAGCCAGTTCCGTTGCGTCGAGCCGTAGAGGTATGGGAGAAGCGGCTGCGCCCTTAGGTTCGTTCAAGTCGCCGTACTTGGTAGAGGGCACTTTGAGGAGGTACTCGTCTATGGCCTCTGGGCTAATTTTAAGAGGATCGCGTTTGAACTGCTGACAACGTAGCCGCCAGTC